CAAATGATTGGAGATCATAATGCACGCAACTATAAAAACAGCAAGCAACCCTTGCATCAGACGCGTAGTCTTTGACGGTTTCACTACACTAATGATCACAACTGTTGAAGGTGCCAAGTTCTACATCGAATGCACTGAGGACAAGTTCCAACTGCATGAACATACAGCAACATTAGCTGATGAAGATGCACGCAATGAATACAGCAGGCTGCGTGTGCCATTGCTCATGCCGCAGATCACAGATGAGGACGTGTACAACATGAACCTTGAGAATCTAGCTGCTGAATAATCAATAACGACACGGATACGGAGTCGGCACCGTGGCAATACCGTGACGCTAGGCAAGACCTGATGCCTAGAACTTCAGCATCATTTGAATAACCTTACCAACGAGTCTTTTGTCCCCAACATCTTTTGTTTTTATTGGCGACCAATATAGCTCATTAGAATTATTAAATTCTTGAGGCATATTATTTGCATCTGCTGGGTAATAATTCAGCATGTGATTACGGTATTCAGCACACAATAAACCGACTGAATTGCTTTTATACAAAATAATATCGCCGTCATTTAATTCTTTGAATGATTTTTTAGGCTCAACTACAACCGTAGAATTTCCGAAGATGCCTTTGGCTCCCATGCCAGACCATTCACCCAACTTGTAGATTTCTACATTGTCATCATCGATTACAATCATATCAACAACCAATCCCTCTGCATCGTAGACGGGTCGTTTAATATAGGTTGTCTCTTGACCACCTGTATTCAAAAGTGGAGGAGATGAACCAGCTACAGCAGCCAGCTTTGCAAGGGTTCTTGCACTTGGAATAAACTTGGAATCAGAATTAAGAAACCGAGTTATGTTACTGGTAGATGTGCCTGCACGGGTGGCCCATCCATTTGCTGTCCAATTGTGGTTAGCCATAACCGTACGCATCCATACGCGTATGGCCTTCCTTTCATCCTGTTCCACAGCTGACTCCTGTTGCATAAATACATGAGTACAGCAGACCCGCATGCCTTGTCATTAAGCATAAATGCATAAAAGCACATTGGATTCACTTGTGCAATATGCATTAATGCAATACTATATCTTGCATGGAAACTTACTTTGAGACACTACAAGCAGTAGCAGACAGGCTAGATGTTGATTTGAGAACGGCATTTTCTGTGTCAGGTGTACCAACTAGTACCTTCTATCGATCAGCGCAACGTAATGACATGCGACACAAAACAGCAATGAAGGTGTTGGATGCAATCAAGAACATTCACGCATCTAAAAAATCCTGTGCTGGTTGATCCCAACTGGCACGCGATTGTTACTTACTTAGTCGATGCACGACACAAGAAAGATCTATCTCAGGAAGCACTAGCCCATGAGATCGGATGTGCATCTAGCCTGATACACAAATGGGAGCAATTCAAACGTCTCCCGTCAGGCTTTCTGTTTCTCTGCTGGTTACAGGCATTGGATTGTGAAGTCGAAGTTAAACACAAAGGGCAGGAAAGCTAAATGTAATCTGTGCGAAAAGCACGTTCACGATTTTGTTTGCCCATTAAAATCAACCAATCCTGTCAGACACTACACGATCTGCCTTGATTGTTATGAGAGGGACACATGGCAAGCAAGGCTCGCGCAAAAGGAAACTACCACGAAAACTATTTCGTCAAACTCTTCAAAGAGTGGGCGATCAAAGTCAAGAAGCAACCACTCTCAGGCAGCTTGGGAGGAGAGTATAGCGGAGACCTCATCATCGAACTCAACGGACAACGCTTGGTGGTGGAAGTAAAGTACCGCAAGGCAAGCAGCTTTCCCTCTCCCTTCACTGTCCTCAACAATCGCAATGCCGCAATCTACAAGCGTGGCAACGGCACCGACCCCAAGTGGGTGCTGATACTACCCGACTATATCGTCGAAAAGATCTGGAGATCACAATGAGTTTTGTCATCATGGGCAAAGTCTATGCCACTGATGTTGGTGACTCGCTTGCTAAGTTTGTACTGCTTGTACTAGCAGAACATGCTGACAACGATTCACACATCTGCTGGCCTAGCCTATCCCGCATACAATCTATCACGCATCTGTCACGCCAATCAGTAGTCAACAAGCTAGACTATCTGACCAGCCGTGGCTTCATACAGCGTGAGCGTGGACACAAAGGACAGTCCACCAGATATACTATCCTAGTCCACCAGCTAGACCAGGGTAGTCAACTAGCTAGACCCGAACCTGTCAGTAAACCTAATAACAATAGCAGTAGCCAACCGATCCCACATGATTGGGTTGCTAGTGAGGAGTTACGTGCTGCTGTAGATGCATTACCAAATCTTGAGGAGATCGATCATGACTTTGAAGAAGCTCAGTTCCGTAGCTACTGGCAAGAACGTGGCGGCACCAACGCAGACTGGGACGCCAAGTACAAATGGTTTATCAAACGCCATCGTACCAAGCAGCCAGATGCGCCAAGCAGCTTTAACCAAGCTCGTTCAACTAAAGCCAGACGAGACAGTGGATCAACTGGTATCTGGCATGATGTCGCTAGGGGTGTTGGTTGAGCCACGCATGGTCACACGCTTTCCTGACAATGGTGTGCGTATCACGATCACACACTATGATGTGCATACCACGCGTGACATTACAGATGAGCGTATCAATCAAGCCATTGAGCGTGCCATGCTGTCGCTCACACCCATGCCAGAAGATGATATGTACAAGAACCTGCAAGCCACAGTCATGCTCATGGCTAAGCCAGCAGGCGAGAGTGCTGATGATCTAAAGATGCGCTTGCAACTGCTGGTCAAGAACATGGCTGACTGGCCTGCTGATATCTTCCTAGCTGCACTTAAAGCAGTAGCAGAAACCAACAAGTTCTTTCCTGCTTATGCAGAGTTTCACAAGCACTATTCTACTCACATTCGCAAGCGCAGACTTATACTTGAAGCGTTGCATAAATACAAAAATCAGCACGTTTTGTCTTGATTGTTGTGCATTTATGCATATATAATAACCCTAACGATTGGAGATCGATATGAACAGACGAGGATTTATTGGTGGCTCAGATGCAGTCCGTATCATGGACGGTGATCTGCACCAGCTATGGTTGGAAAAGACAGGGCGTGAACAGCCTGCTGATCTAACTGACGTGTTTCCTGTGCAGCTTGGCATTGCCACAGAAGAATGGCATGTGCTGCAAGTAGCTGAAGAGTTACTTACAAACTGTCACGAACATCAGCATACATTCAAAAGCATCGACACGCTGGGCAAAGCTGACCCCACCTATCATGTGCCGCTCAAGGGTACATTCGATGCCACCATCTACTCACCAGAAGATGAGTTGTGGGGTGTCGAGTGCAAGCATACCAACGAGCGACAGACTATGGCAAAGCAGCTTGAGCGTTATATGCCACAGCTACAGTTCTATCTGCACCTCACTGACGAGATTAAAAACCTCTGGTTCTCCTGCATCTTCGGCAATGCACGGCGTGAGATGGTGCAGGTCAAAGCTGATGGCAACTACTACCTTGAATTAATGCCACGCATCAGACGCTTCTGGGCATACGTTGCTGATGACAAAGAACCACCACGCCATGTCAAGCCAGCCAATGTGTCTATCGATACGGTTGCCATCAACAAGATGACAGCGCGTGACATGACAGGTGACAACCAGTTTGCCAGCTATGCGCATGACTACATCGAGACCAAGGCAGCGCACAAGCACCATGAGATTTGCAAGAAAGAGTTGAAGCAGATGATCGCAGTCAATGAGCGTGAGATCTACAACGACAACCTTGCAATACGCCGAGCCGCTAATGGCTCACTTCGCTTTGTCGAACAGAAGGAGGCTTCGTAATGACAGGCATCAACACACAGAGCGGCATGATCCTGCGTGATTTGCTGGAGGGTAAGAAGATCACACCCATCAGTGCAATCAAAGATTATCACTGCATGAGACTAGCTGCTCGTATTCTTGACCTGCGGAAAGACGGTCATGACATCACCACAACCATTGTCCACTCAGGCGATAAGCAGTGGGCAGAATATAAAATGGCGCAGGCTAATGATAATCAACCTGCGCCTGTCAAATAAGATTGGAGATCTATCTTGACAGTTCAACCTATCAAAAAGGATGCAAAGGTGAAAGCCCCTATGAATCCAAAAAACTTTGATGAGGCAATGCTTGCCTTCCAGAAACTAGCCGTAGCTGCAACCAAGGACGGCAAGAACCCACACTTCAAGAGCAAATACTCTACGCTTGAAGAGGTAATGACTGCGTCACGCCAAGCCAATCAGTTCGGCCTGTACTTCATGCAACCATTGCAGATGATACAGATCGGCGAACAGATTGTGCAGGTTGTGCAGACTGAGATCACGCATGCACCTACTGGTGAGAAGCGTATGAGCCAGTGTCCTGTTCGATCACAAGATCCCACCAACCCACAGAAGATGGGCAGTGGTATCACCTATGCCAAGCGTTACGCATTGCAAGCGGCGTTTGGTCTGCCGTCAGAAGATGATGACGGTAACGCCGCATCAAGCGGTCAACCAGCCAATCAAAATACCGAGTGGCGCAAACCTAAGACTGGAGATCTAAATGAATTCTAAACCTATTGTTATCCGCAAGGATGTTCCCATCCCGCCAAAGACTTCA